CAGGCACAGGATTTCCGTTCCAAGCAAAAACTTGAAACCATGCTCCTTGAGGTTAATAACAAATTTCAAATGGAGAACGAAAAACTTTTACAGGAGCGTGCAGATAAACTGTTCAAGCTATACACCAAGGAACTTGAGGGAATCCTCCCGAACATGGGAAAGAATCCTGGAGAACCCGGAAGGACCACGCTCACTGGACCCGGACGTGATCTGATAATAAAGAAGGCTATTACATTCAGTATTCTTTATATAGAAGCAAAGGATCATGTGGAAGAACTCCTGAAGTTGGTGACAGATAAAAAACTTGAAGTAATGACTCCGGAAATATTTTCTGATGTACGGTCTATGTTCATGCAGAGAATCACTGCATTGAAACTGCTTGCCGCGAAAAAGCTCTATGAGTTTGGTGCCGCGTTGACCATAAACGAGGAGAAACTGCTTGATGAAATCATTGCGGATGCCTCAAAGTGGAAAACAATGACCGACATCACAACCACCCGTCTCACAAATTTCATGGACATCATGGAAACCAAACGAAAAGCCATCAGAGATACAGGAGATTTCCAACCTGTTGGTCAAACAAGTGGCGGGAAGAAAGAATCTGGAAGAACAGCAACTGCCATTGAATCTCTGGAACCCGGCACATCCAGCAAGTAAAAAACCATAATGGCACGTCTCTATTCCTACGAACATCAAGACGCACTCATTGTCGCTGACGAGGAGGTGGAAGAGAAAATCGCTTCCGGGAGATGGTCCTTCCTGAAGGGAGAGCGTGTGCATGTTCTTGATGAAGAGAATCAAATCTACAACCTCCCTGCAAAGGACGCTCGACGTGCGCTGGAGTCCGGATACCGGTTTGCAACTGGACCCATTGTCGAGGAGCGGCGTTTGCGGGAGTTCGTCCAGTCTCGTCCATCCGAGGCGGCGATGTTCGGGTTCCTGCGGTCCATGTCCTTCTCCCTCTCTGATGATCTCCTCCAGCATCCGGGATACACCATTGCAGGAGAGTTGGGTGGACTTTTCACTCCTGGAGGACTCACAGGTATAGTAGCAAGGCTTGCAGGAAAGGTCGGGTCCAAGGCAGTTGGAAAGATTCTTGGAGATCGTGCGGCAGGACTTGCAGGAAAAACCATACATGGTGCAACCAGAGGTGCAGCAGAGGGTGCCGTCATCGGCACACAGCAGTATGTCTCCCGCGCCATCCTTGATGATACTGCCAAGTGGCCTCTTGCCGCACAAATGATAGGTGCCAGTGCAGGGTTTGGTGGTGTCGCCGGTGGAATCATCAGTGTGATTGGACATGCACTTTCCAAGGCATCACCTTTGCTCGGAAAGGGCAAGGACTACGCATATTACAGGCATTGCTCGGAAAGGGCAAGGACTACGCATATTACAGGCATTTGAAAGCACGCGCTCCAGAGTATGATAGAATCACAAAGCATGGACTCTTCCGGGACCGCATTTATGAGATTGGAAAAAGGCTGAGAGAGTTGGACAAGCAGAAACTCACTGAAACAAATATCAAGGAACTTGACAAGCTCGTGGTTGAACTTGAAGAGAAACTGCTTCCTCATTATGGAGGAGAACTCAACCGGATCATCAAGGAGATTTCAAAGACACAGAAAGACCTCGGACGAGAGGTCGCTGATGAAATGTTTGATCCTGCCGTGGTTGGCGCACGAATGCGGCGGGAGATTCTTGACAAGGAACTCAACTCCGGAAAGGTGCTGTCTCCAACTGCAAGGCGTGGAATCAAACAGGCAGAGCGAGAGATTGATGCGTTTGAGGGAGCCGGTGGTAAACTCGACATGTTGGAATCAGAGGTGCAAAAGAGGATTTACCAGAAACTTGCAAATTACAGGAAGAACACTGATCCGGAGAAGTTTGATCTCTTCCAGAAAATGGCGTACATCATCCGGGAGGAATCCGAGAACGCGCTTGGACGAATGGAAAATAAACTTGGAGACCGCCTTGGCAACAAGGCATTGCTTCAGGAGTTCAAGGAAGCAAAGAGCATTTACCGGGATCTCGCAGACATTCACTACCTGTCTTCAAGTGCAACTCGACGTGCCGACATCAACAACATTTTCTCTTTGACATCCATCATCGCGGGAGGCTCGTTTGGTGCCGCAGGGCCATTGATCTATGGAACAGAATCCGCAGTCACAGGAGGTTTGTCGGTTATTGGTAACTTTGTCGCAGGCGCGATTGCCAGAAAGTATATGAAGGATTCTGGGATGCTTCTGCTTGGAAGAGTTGCAGATCGAATCTCAAACTATGGAAAACTTCTCAACAATGTTGGCATCACCACAGAAAGAATCAGGCGTGGTGCAAACAAGATTGTGCAGGGAGCCGAGATTGCAGGGTTGACAATCAATTATCCTGTTCCAAAGACTCCAAAAATTGCACTCACTCAGTTCAGAAAGCAGAGGAAACAACTCCATGAGATCATGAGGGATGAGCACTCCCTCTATGTGCGCTTGCAGGAGGCAATCCCAACCATACCGGATGCAAATTCTGATCTCACGCAGTACATGCAATCAACAGTTGTCCGAGGATTGTCCTTTCTCTATGAAAATCTTCCCAGTGATCCGAATGCAGGACGAACCCTCATCTTTGATCCTGAAAAGTACAATCCGTCCAACCAGCAGTTGAACGAGTGGCAGATTTACAATGAAACAATCAACTCTCCACTCACAATTCTCCGGCATATCTCTCGTGGATCACTGACTCAAGCACATATCCGCGCACTCTCCCAGGTGTATCCTGATCTCTACCGCTACATGCAGGACGCACTGCTTGAAGCAATGTCAGTTCGGAGTCCAAAGATCAGGTTATCACAGGAGGTTTCCATGAGTACCTTTGTGCGGCAACCTGTGGGTGCAGGGATGTCGAACCTGTCAGGATTCCAGCAGACGTACCAGCAACCATCTGGTGAAGGACTCAAGAGGAGAACAGACAAGGTTCAGAATCTGGCAAAAATATTCAAAACTCCAATGCAAGGAGTTGCATGAAACTCGTTGTGCCTGTGTTGCTTTTGCTCCTGATAGCATGTCCAGCAGCGTGGGCAGATAAACTTATGGAACAGCATTGAGAACAGAAACCATAGGGGATGCAACCAACTATCCCACCATGGACCCATTGCCGTTTCAGCGATTGAGAATTTGCGAGGATTTGGAAGTGACATTAACTTATTATAACGAGTACAAAGGGACGACACTGAAAATTCGGGTACGTCGTCCAAGTGATCCGCACAACACCCTGAGATTATTGACATACTGGATTCGCCCGGAAGAAGTTAAAACAACTTTGAAACCAATGGAAGATTGATGCGGATTTTATTAGTCTTATTTTTGTTTATGACTGCATATCCGGTGTGGGCTGATAAGCTGATGGAAAAACCTCTTGAAAGGCTACCAGCTTCCTATGTTCAATATCCGGCGCAACCACCACCCAAAGATTCTGCTGAGCAGGTTTTAGACATCCTTCTCTCACAAGGAGTCGCAGGAGTTGGACTCATAGTTTTAGGTTGGTGGATTAAAACTTCGACAGCGCAAGCACGGGCAGATCGGCTGAGGATAGAAGAGCGTGTGTTTGATCTCGTTGAAAAAACTAACTCACAACTTGCCGGACAACATGCTGAACTTACAAATATCAGTCGAGAACTTGAACGACTCCGAGGTTGAGGATGGAGGATAAATTAACGAAGAGAGGATATTTTGACGTCGCATTGATAGTGACCACCATTTTGCTGGTAGCAGTTTTTGTTTTTGGAAGTCAATATTTTTTAGGATAAGCGATGGAAGTTGAAACAATTGTGCAGTTAATTGAGCGTATTGGAGTTCCAATTGTTGTTTTAGGATTCTGCGGTTGGTACATCAAATTCTTGCAAATCGGATTCGCAAATGATCAGATTGCGGCACAAAAAGAACGAACTGATATGCAGGAAAAATTCACGAAAGAGCGCACTGAAATGCGACAGCAGGACATTGAAAATGACCGGCAATTGGTGTCTATTGTAAAGACAACTTCTGATGCCTTGGTTGAGATGAAGACCGCCTTGGCAGAACAAACCGCGACGATGCGGGAATTGCTTGGACGACTTGATACACGACGAAAGTGATCACAAAATGAATGCGAAATTAGTTGCAGCGCACTTTGCGAAGCAGACTGAATCAGATGTCGATGACAAGCTCGTTAAAGTGTGTCGAAAAGCTCTTCTTGAGAAGAATAAAAAGACGTGAACTTCTGCTTTCTACACCTCCATTGCTTTTCGGGTTTTATTGTATGAATAAATATCTCACAAAAAACTTCACAGTTGATGAGTTTAAATGCCGAGGAACCGGCATCTGTGACATGAATCAATTGTTTATGGAGAAACTCCAGTTGATCCGTGAGGAGTTCGGGAAACCACTCTATCCAAGCAGTGGATTCCGAGCGCCAGAGTACAACCAGACCGTCTCGAAAACCGGACTGCATGGACCGCACACTACTGGACATGCAGTGGATATCCTGATCTGCGGGAGCAACGCGATCCGGCTCATGGAAATTGCGCTGCGGCATGGAATAACCGGAATCGGAGTGAGTCAGAAAAACGATCACGCTACCAGGTTTTTACATTTTGACGACCTCACCGGCGCTAACCGCCCAAAATCAGGAAAAAGAAATGACAGGATTTGAAGCACTCATCGCAAAAGAACTCGTGCAGTTCGCAGCAAAAGCGATCTGGGATTTAGTAAATTCAGATGACAATAATCTCAAAGCAGAGCAGGCCAAGGCACATTCCAAAGCTGTGCTAAACGAACTCTCAGAAGACGCGCAGCGCACCTTCAAACAACACCTACCAACAGAGTTCAAACTCTGAGCGGCAATCCTTCCTGTAAAATCCGAGCAACAGCGGTGCAGGAAAGCTGATCTCCAACTCGGTTCCGGTATCCCAGCTTGTGGAGATTCCGGGAGATTTGTGCGTTTGGAGTTCCTTCATTTTTCATGGCGATTGCATCCTCCAAAAGTCCTGGTTGCAACTCAGTGAGCCTTGTTGCACCCTCCACCTTGACTCCTCCGCTCCGCGTTCTCCGAGGATTTCGCTCAGGATCTCTCATCAAATCAAGTCCTCTTCTCATGCGTTCGACGAGCCTGGATTTCTCAAGCTCCGCGAAGACTCCCTGAATTTGTATCATCGCCTTGGTCATTGGATCTTGCTGTACTGCTGCTGTGACATCCTCACCTGTGTTCACTGAGATCAGAGTCAATTCGAGATCAATGAAGGATGAGATGATCTGCAACTGGACTGCCAACTCCCTTGCAAGGCGCGAGAGATCCTCGACGTAGATCTTCTCTCCTGCTCGTGCTTCCTCCATCATTGCATCGAGGGCAGGACGGTGCTGAAGAGTTCCAGAAATTCCTTCCTCTTTCCAGATTGTCAATGATTCTCGCGGGTTACAGTAGTTTTCAATGGATTCCAATTGCCGCTGGA